CATCATGTCAACATGTCACGAGACGAGTAAGAACTGACGATTTAAACCGATCAAAGAAACGGTATCATCAACTCAACAGTCAAGACAAACACATTAGCGGACACTAACTGCTCAAGTTAGAGGAACCGCGACGCATCAACATGATAACTGCGCGCCCTGCTCTCAGTCGTACAGTGTGCCACCGATCGGTGCACCACGGACGGGCTTCTTACGTGTACAGAGAAATGCATCGACATCTTCGTCGATAAGCTTTACAACTGACCCATCTTCAAGGTCATGTAACTTAATCTCTGCCTTCGGATAGCCATAACGTCCATGTACCAACTCGGCCCAACGCTGTGCGTTCACGGAAAGTGCATCATCCTTAGCCTTCTCCTTGTCAATGTATATATCTGACAACTCAATGTTACTATCAAATAACAGATTAGCAACAAGTCGTCCAGCAACACCTTGACTATCACGCGACTCATCGCGTGAGAGATTACGTTCTAAGAACCCGGCAACAGATCTCAATCTCTGATTGACAACCTGCCAGCACTTCCACTGTGCATCCACAGATGACACGAACTTCACATCATTCAACAATGCAGCACGGCAAAGCCTACGATCCATATCCGACATAGGACCATACATTCCGAGACCACCAAGCGTGGACGGAGCGTACCAAGGAATCATTTTCATACGATTCCGATAAGCTACACCAGATGAGGACTGATCCTTATCCAGCCCAAGTGCTGTCTTGCTCTTCTCTAAGAACAAGGAATGTAGCGACGGCCAAAGGTGCGCCCAGGAGGAGCTTACTCCATTAACATCCCAGGTCACATCCACAAGTGCCGAGTGCAGATACTGGTGCCTCGATCCAAGCGATCGTTCACCATCGGAGCCAATAGCGTCAGTCGACTTTAATCCCTGTACCTCTGAACGTTTCAAACCATAGACAAGACCCATATTAATAAGGGGTGTCAAATGGAATGAATTTCCGTCAAAAGAGTACAGACGTGAATTAATCTCCACGAACTGATCACTATAATAAGTCTTACCGATTGACTCGGTCAAACCCATTAAGCCTCCACATATCCGCCACAGCAAACGTCCAAAAGACGTTACCTTAAAGAGACAATCATCTCCGTTGACAAATCCTTGCCAACTTCGCAGATCAATATCACATTGTCCCTCTATCGCTTCACCCATCATAGAACGATAGGAAGCATCACATTCGCAAATACGACGACACAAAGCCAGATTCGCTATACAGAGAATCGGAAACGAGATAATCGAGCCCATCAGTTGGCCCGTCCTCTGTGGTAAACCACCAAACTTTTGAGAGAATGTATGCCCAGTTAATAACTTTAGGCCGATCGCATACTCTTCGTCTGACAAATTCAGACAGTAGCCGATCTCATTCCAAATAGTTTGTGATACCCACGACTTAAGATTATCCGTTGCAGCCTCATAGTCACCAGAGACAAACTTTTGTCCGGGACCCAATCTGCCTAACACCTCTGTCACAAATTCTGCTTTCAAATCGCCACCACACGCCAGTGATCTCATACATCGAAATCGTTTCAATGCATTAAATAAGAAACGCTGCATAGGCTTCATCACGGTCTGACAGGCCGGATTACCTTTCGTAATCACTCGCACTTTCAGAGCTTCTGCAAGCCCAACCGGTTCGACAATCGGTTCACTTCTGCTAGCG